AAGAACATTCCCCAAAACATTAAATCTTTCATCCCGTTACCTCCTCAATCTAAAATCTTTCGACCGTGTTTTTTTAACCATCTATGAAAACCTTCGATAGCATCTTCATGTTTTTTTAGCTTAAAAATTCCGCTGTATTTCTCGTCGCAATACTGACAATAATCAATATATGTTCCTCCATAAAATGACATCACTCAACCTCCAGCAATTCCGGATCTTCGTAAATGTTGCCAATGACTTTGAATTTTAAAAAAGTTGAATCTAACAAATCATATAAAGGGCTTTCTGGCACTTTGAACTCTCTATTGATTTCTTCTGTGACAAACATTGCTTTTTCTTGACTATAAGATACCACTTCAAGCCAACTGTGTTTATCTGTAACTTCGAGGATATCCCCCTCAAAGACCTCTTTGCCATTTTTGTCAAATAGTCCTGTTGATTGCATGAGTTCGATTTCTTCTATAGAATATTGGAAACTTACTCCACCTACCGTTCTGCGCCCAATAAACTTAAGATTTCCTTCGAAAAAAGTCAGGTCACTAACATCATCAACCATTACATTATATTGTTTCAACCAAGCTCTATATCTTGGAATCATTCTTCCACCTCCTTTGTTTCCGGATCAGGCTTCAAAATAATTCCGTTTATTTTCGAACCCCTACCACCTTTAATTCTTATTTTTAAATCGTGCCCATTCGCAATGCGTTCAAAATCGTTTTTAGATAATAAAATTTCAACTGTACTCATCCTTCCACCTCATCAAAGTAATTATGAAACTTACTTAAATTGACAATAGCAACCTCTTCGACAGAATAATTTTCGATGTCAAAGTCCGGATCATTTTTTCTAAACTCTTTCTGTATAGCTTTTTCAGCTAGCGAAGGTAAAGCGAATATACTTGCTCCGTTTTTTAAGGCAAGCGGTTGACCGTGTTTATTCACTATTCGATAGCCCACATCAAACGGCCTGATTTTCACAGGGATTTTTATGCGTTTGTTTTCAATTTTTATTGCTTCATGTTTATTCATGCTTCCACCCTTTTGTGCTTTCTAAAAATCTTCAGGATCAAAATCTGGATCATTTAACTCTGACAAGGTGTTCCACATACCTCCCGCCAGGCGCTTAATTTCCTTAGTTTCATTGATTTTGCTTGGAGTCTCTTTAAACCTCCAACCTTCAGCCCCATCATACTCATGACGTTCAAGCCACCAACCTTCGCCGACTAACATTAAATCTCCTGCAACCTTAGCGGAGCCATAACCTGCGTAGTAGTCGGTTTTTTTAGCCACTTGCTCAAAATTTTCTTTTGTGATTTTAAAATCCGTCCCTTGGATACAACTGACGTCTTCAAAAGTTTTCTCATGTTTAGATAGTATTTTGAGGGTTTCATCCCACAAGTTGGTATATTTTGTCACCTTAATTTCCTCTTTTCTTTAAATATTCAGGAATTTCATCACCAACCTTGAGACTTTCGTACTGCTCCTTGGTCACCAGAAACTTACCATAAGCCCCTGATGTGACTGTGTAGCGTCCCTCTATGATTTCCTTGTCTGTGATTTGTCCTGCCATCATACCGCCAGCATTATCCACAACGTGGATGATTATGGGTTGCTTTTCAGGCTGGGGATTGACTGGAACAACATTTCCAAGCACGGTACCGGCGATAAAACACATCAAGCATAAGATTGTGTTAAAAATCAATTCTTTTAGATCATCACTCATCACAATTCTCCATATTTGCTATCACTGCCAATCCAATGGCCCAAACGAGGGCCACTAGATGTGCAATGCTGATAAAAATTATTAGCATCATTTCCATTTTAGTCTTCTTTCTTTAGCCATGAACCGACCATTTGGTTTGAGACCACGATTTCGCTTCCATTCTTCTCAAAAGTTGTAGCAGTGACTTCTCGCCTTCCAGACGGTTCATCGCTTGCCACCGTGCTTTCTGTAACCGCTGTTTCTTCTGGTTTAGCTTCTGTTCCAGTTTGAGCAGTTTCTCCCACTGTGCTTCCAGCTTCTGTGCTTCCAGTTGTAAGTTCTGTATGTTCCGTTGTGTTTGGTTGATTAACTTCATCCGCTTTAACTCCATTGATCCCGATTGCCAAAGTTGCAAGTGCTACGGTTGCTAGTAAAGTTACTTTATTATTTTTCATTTTTCTGTCTCCATGATTTCTAGTTTAATTTTGTAGTTATCTGTGCCAGACTTCCCACCGTGTAAGAAACTAACCTCTTTGATAATGTTGTAATTATCGTCTGTCCAAAATTCTGCATCTGTAAGACCATCTAGCAGTGCCTTGCTTGTGGGCGACCAGTTCGGAGGGTCATACTTTCTCAAAGTTGGAGAGAATATGACCACTCGCACCTTGCAAGGCTTATCCTCGCTAAATGGTAGCCCGTACCAGTCTTTGAGGGTGTTGCTACCCTCGTATTTTGCTAGTTCCCTTAGAAATCGTGTGATTTTAGCTTTCTGTTGAAAGTGCAGTCTGTCATTAGCAGAAATCATCTGCTTGCGAGATAGTTCAAAAGTAAGTATGATAGGTTCTTTCATGTTTGCTCCTAATCAAGTGCCACTAGTCGTCTGCCCTTATTATGGCTTGTCCGTTTTGTATAAGATGGTGTGTTGTAGAAAGCAATAGTCTTAGCTTTTACACCAAACTTTTCAGCAAGCTCTTGCTTTGTTCCGATTTCTAACAGTTCATCACCTTTATATAAGGCATATACTTTAGATTTCATCTGTCTACCTCTTAGAATGGTAACGAGTCATCATCAATAACAAATGGATCTGCCTCATTACGTCCAAAGTCTGGCTGGCTATTCCCTTGCGATTGATTACCACGCTCTTTCTGACTTTCCAATAGTTGGAATTGTTCAGCTACAACCTCGGTTACATAGACCCGCTGGCCTTGTTGGTTCTCGTAGTTGCGTGTCTGGATGCGTCCAGTTATACCAATCAAAGCCCCTTTTTTAGCCCAATTCGCTAAGTTTTCTGCTTGTTGTCGCCAAATCACACAGTTGATAAAGTCAGCTTCACGCTCTCCATTTTGGCTCTTGAAATTGCGGTTTACAGCTAAACTGAAAGTTGATACCGCTTGGTTGCTTGGGGTGTAGCGTAATTCTGGATCTTTGGTAAGTCTTCCGACAAGTACGACACTGTTTAACATTTATTAGTTTCCTTTCTAGTCCAGCCCATCATATAGGCTTTTTCCTAACTCTTTTTCAAAATCTTTTTGATTTTTAGGGTCTAGCATTGCTAGATTTGTTACAATTTTTATTTTCGTTTCTCTGCACGGTTGATATCCATATCGTGCATATCTCATAACTCTGTTGAACGTACTCACTGGATATATCATTTCATCATCAATAACCAGTCGTTTTGTGTGCAAGTGTTCAAAAAAATCTTCATGGAAAATTATTTCAAACACTGCCATATAATTTTCTTCGTCAACATTATCATAGTTTTTATAGTAAGCAAATTTTGTTATTGTAAAATCAAATTCAGAAATAACTTGTTTAGGTTTCCCAAACGTGCTTTTTACAAGCTCTAGTCTCACTTTTTCCTTGTTCGAATATACCGACCAAACTTTTTCATTTTCATATACAAATCGCCAATCACTCGGATGTTCTTTCATTTCCTTTTTATAGTAAGAAATAGCTTCCAAGCAATCTGCTTTATTTTCGAAAAAGATATCAACATCTTTCACTCTCTCGTTATTGAAAATATTTTTAAAACATCCACCAGCGATATATCCTTTATGACCTATTAATAATTTATCTAGCCACCACAACTGTCTGTAGTTGTATGTGTCAGCAACTTTAAAAGCCATCTTTTATCCTTTCAATTTCCCTAATAGCATTTCTGCTTGTTCTACTTGTGATTGCTTAATCTGCTTGTAGTCTGCTACGTTCAAATGTTGCAAGAACCATTTAGCGATTGAGCCGTCTTCTTTTTCTTTGGCTTCTGCGATAGTGGCAACTTCTTTCAAGTAGCGGTTTGCTAGTTCTACTGAAATTACTGGATCACTAGCCTTTTTAGCCGGTTGCTTTTTTGCTTGCGTGGCCTCGTTGCCATCATCGTCTTGATCGCTAGTGATACCAAAGATAGCAGATAGGGCATAGCGTTTTGCATAAGTGATAGCCGATCCGATTGATTGAGGGTCATTTTTGACTGGCTTCATTTTGATTGGGTCATATTCAATCCATTCACCAGAGTTGTGCATAACTAACGTGCCTACTGTCACATTCCCAGCTTCATCGCTTGATGGGAATTGTGTAAATGATAACCCGTTCTTACTTGCAGACTCCGTGATTGCTTCTACTACATTTTCAAGCGGTACATACTTACTCTTAAAAAATGGATTGTTTGCATCTTTTAAAGGTTGCTTCATTTCTTGTTGAGTTTTGGCAAAAGCCTTGCTAAACTCGATTAGTGTTTCTGATTTTTTCATGTCGTCTCCTTAACGAATGTTCAAGTTCTTGCGTTCTACTAATTCAGCACCTAAAATTTCAAGCCCGTTTTTCAAGTCTTCTTTCAAGCGCTTCTTATTAGCTTTCCACGTTGCGACTTTGTAGGCTTCTGGAAGGAGAAAGTCATCTACTTCCACGGCTTCTGATTTTCTGAATGACACCTTGAATAGTGTTGTATCAACTTTCTCATGTCCAGTTAACTCCATGCTAGTAGCTAGATCTGTCTTCATTCGTTCTTTCTTTGACTTATCAGCATCATTCAATTTTTTCAAACGGTCAATTTCGTTTTTCCGTGCTTCGATATCTGCATCTAGGTTTTTCATGACCTTAATGTAGTTTTCTACTTTGTTCTCGTAGTCCTCGTTCCAGTCGATACTCTCTAACGTGTCTAGTTTAGTTTCATCGTCCATGTCCATGTCATAGATTTGTTGGTAAACTCCAGTTAGTTCATATAGTGTTGCCATTGTATTCTCCTTTTAAAATTTCATCTTCCACCCACTGGTCATATATCGCATCTTCATCCTCATAAGGCTCTTGATATGCTTTGGGTGGTGTACTTAGCCATGTATCATAATCAAACATCATTCATTCTCCCGATATATCACTGACTTATAGAGTTCCAGTAGTTCATCCATCTTTTTAATTTTCTTTCTGGCTTCTTTGATCGTGTCGATATTCCATCTGTTGATAAGATTATGATGTTCATTGATGCGCTTCAAGTGTGCTATCTCTTCTGCTTGCTCTTTGATGAGTCTTGATTTTCTAAAAAACATCGTTCAATTCCTCATGTAGCTTGAATACTTCGGTCTCATATTTCAACCGACTAGCCATTTTCAAACGCTCTAAGCGTGTAGCTTGTGCATCTGTTAAGTAAGGCTTTATTGCCTCGTGCATTGCTTCAATCGTCATATCGCACCTCTTAGCAAGTTTTAAAATCGTTATCGCTCACCGAATACTTGCGATATTCTGCCAAGTCGTCCCACACACTGGACTTGATTTCTTGTTCATAGCCTTTTTGAATTTCAAGCAATTCATTGATTTTAGTTTGTTTGCGTTGCTCTTTTTCTTTTTTCTTCACATCGAAGTAGCAAGTCACGAAGCCTGCTATGAAGAAAATAACTGCGATTAACCCAGCCCCTAGCAACTGGCTTGTTAATGATGGTTCTAACATTCTTACATCTCCCTGTTAATTCGTCTGATAGCGTTGTAATAACCGCTATCCTTTGGGATAATGTATCCCGTCAAGTCTTCTAACTGGCTACCATCTGCCATCACATTAATGATGCGTGGTTTCCATTGATTTTTAGTTTTAGTCATGTTATAATCCTATTAGATATAATTTCTTTTGCCTTTTTAGTAAGTTCCAGTTACTAAAGGGCTTTTTTATTTTTCCAAAATTCTTCAAGATCAATAGACTGAATAATTGATAAGTTCTTCTGCTCGGTCAATATTTGTCGCTTGTAAGGCCCTAAGCCTTCATTGCGTTCTTCTTCATTCCGTGGGATATAATATCCATTCGGATTGAATTTCTTAGCTACAATAGGTACTCTAAAATTTACCCGTAGACTTTCTACCACGTTTTCAAGTTGTCGCTTGCTCATTCCTAACCGTCCTCTGATATGATGAGCTGGGATAGGTTCTTCACAAGTGCCAGATAAAATCTGACTGAATACATTCGACTCAATGATTGTCATATCTCGACTAACTGTCATATACGCTCCTTCCTAACTCAATGCACATAGCATCAAGTCTTTAATTTTCTTTTCTGCAACTACTGGATCACTTGCCAGTAGTTTTTCTTTTAGCAACTCTGATAGCGGGTAAAACATCCGCTCAAAGAGTTTGATATCTTCTTCAATCAAAATGGTAGCTTCCTCCTGTCTTCTGCACTGTCTGGATACTTAAAGTACAAGTCACGCCCACCTTTAGTGATGCGACTAACTAGGCCAGTCTCAAAAAGTGATTTCATTTCTGACCCTACTAAGTTAGTAGTGATGATTGTCTTGTCTCGTTCATCTAACAAGCTATATAGAAAATCTTGTTTCCACTGTGCATTATCAGAGCGTCCTAAATCATCTAACACCAGATAATCAACTTTTTTCAGTAGTTCCAGCCATTCATTACTAGTCATTCCCTCTTTTCGGTTGAAAGAATTTTGAATCTTGATAAATAAGGCTGGCAAGTTGATAAATAAAATGCTTTTAGGTTGCTTGTTCGCCTTCCAGTCAGCGTTTAGCTTACTTGCTACTGCCATAGCCAGATGCGACTTGCCTCGTCCAGCTTTGCCCATTATCAGAGCATTGCCCTTGCCATCGTGCAAGTAGTGGGACACTAATCGTAGTGCGTAGTTTCTGGCTTGTTGGTCTATCTCGTTAGATACAGTAAAGTTTTTAAAATTCGCTTTCTTTAGGCCACTTGGAATAATGCTATTCTTGTCTAACACATCATAGGTGGTGCGTAGCGTGGTAGCAATTTCTGCTTGGCCTATCTTTTGCTTTTCCTCCTTCTCCATCTTCTCCCTCTGACACTCTGGGCAGAAAGTCCGATTCCTTTCTTCCTTTAGCGGGATATCATCATTCAGAGACCATTTGAAGCATTGATGTATGTCACAAGTCTCTTGCTCGTTGATATGATAGACAAGTGGTAAATCCATAGGCTACTCCTCCTCGTCTTCTTCCCAAGGTAGCTTGTCAGTGTAAGGACTAAACACTGGGTTCTTAATTGGATAAGTTCCAGTGTATTCAGTCTTGTTTTGTTTGCTTCGTGAATTATGAGCAGTTTTACTTGTTAGATATTCCTTTATCTCACTAACAGTTTTAAACCCGTTTTTATTCACCCAGTCAAACAAGGAGGTATCAATCCATTTAGTTGTACGCTTGTTTCTCATGACTGCTTCTTTGATGGCAAAATCTATTAGATCGTTGTCATATTCTTTCTCCCAAAAATTGACCGTTTCAATTTCAATAGGACTTAAAAATCTACCAAAATTATCCTCAATTTTTTTGACCGTACTATTATTATTTAATCTGGTTAAATTAGTCTGGTTAATATTAGTCTGGTTAGTTGGTAAATTTTGCGTCTCCGTACACGC